CAGATAACGCTTCGCTGTCTAATGGTAACGCCATGTATTTATTGTATCTCTTTAGACATGATCTAAAAGACACGATTCTCTCCCCAAAATACACGTCATTAACGTGTGAATCAGTCGAATTGTGCATGACCTCCTCAACAGGTAAAGCTGTTGTGGGACACAAATCAGCAATGGTATCCATACCACTCTGGTTTTCGAATACGGACAAATTGGAATAATGCGTGGTAATCGGATTAGCAAATTGCATATCCTCACCTCCTGAAACAAACACGTTGATTTCAGCCTCATTATTAGTGGTAGCTCCTGGCACCACTAAATCATTGACCACGTAAACAGATATAGTTCCATTAAAATGGTTGTCCAAATAATCGACAGTATCCAAATTGGCAAAAGGCAAAGATGTAACATTAATGCCACTAACCTCTAAAAATGCCAAAGGGTTGGCCCACCCCACATCTATTTCAAAATCGGATGTTTCAGTAATATCTATAATACGGGTATAAGCCACATTGTAATCTGGATGGACTGTAGGATCAATACCACACGGGTCGTAGACTATTTTGAGTCTACCCCTATGTAAAGCCGAAGCAACGACCTGAAATCTAAATTTCATAGTACCGTGCCAATATTTAAAAGGTAATGCTGCAAAACAAACAGGAGTCATGTGAATTTCTGATGTAGCGTACATGTTATACAGACAAGGGGTAACACCTATGCTATACAAAAGAGTATTAGCAGGATCTGCTACAGTCCAAACAAACGAATTTAAATAAGATTGTTTAGTGACTATATAAGATATGGTCATTTGATCCTGGCCGTCTAACCCCACAGTGCGCGAGTCGATAGTGAGCTCTTGTTTAGTATCAAGAGTTAACTTAAACGATGTATCTGCGGTATCTGTGGAAGCTAGATTACCAAAAGTCAACAATCTCATATGTTGAGTGTCTGTAATAATGTTAGGCCTACTATACCCAAAAGCCGAAGCTATTGACGAAATCACTGTAGCTATCATGCCAGTAGCCTTCGCATACGGTCCTATCACAGGTGTT